GTCACAAGTTGAGGATTCATCAACATAAAGTTAATACATCTACCATCTATCCTTGCAGTCTCAGCCCACTTAGACCATACATTAACATCATACTTCAACTCAACAGAGATAAATCTAGTCTTCTGAGCAATATCCAAAGAAGTTACATTATAGTCTCCATTATCTGGATTAGTAGTTAGAATAACATGCCAGTTCTTAGGTAATTTCCAAGAAACATATTCTTGTCTATCTAAGATCTCCATAGTTGCTTGCATAAATCTGTGATCAGCTCTAGTGTAGTCATCTAATACTAAGAATCCACCCTCACCTTTACCTTGAATCCATTCAGGTGCAGCATGAGACATTCTCTTAGCTCCAACTTTGTATCCTTTCTTCATAGCTGCATCTATCTGAAATTCATTAATCCATGTAGAATTACCTTCAGCATTAGTTATTTCAAATTCTTTTACAGGAAAACCTACTAGATCACCTAATTCTTCTAACTGAGATAAATTAAGCTTTACAACTTGCATATGCATTTCTTTTCCTAACTGCATAATAGCAGAAGTTTTACCAAGACCAGCATCACCCTCAATATTAATTGCTACAGGAACTTTACCTTCAGCTTGAATATGTTGGTTATTACCAACCATATGCTTTATAAAACTTTTTAATTCTTCTACATTTAATTGTACTTGATTCATACTTTTTATTTTTATAGTTCTAACTTAATTACCTTTCCTGGTAACTCATCATTCATTTCTGATCTTTCTGACAAAACCCAAAGAACATGTCCTTTTGGTTTTACACGTGTATAGCACTCTCCATCAGTAAAATATACTAGACTAGTATATTTCTTTTGGTTTTCATTATAATATTCTAAGACAGGATCAAATTCTGTTCCTCCTCTTCCTAATACATTTAATTCAAATTTACCATTGTAAGATTCAATAGATCTAATAGAAGTATCACATTGAATTATAGTAACATCTACTCCTGCTTTATAAATATGATTTATTTCACTCATAAACTCTTGTAGTTCAGAATCACTTACAGAACCTGAAGTATCTACACCTAACAACATATGTTGTTTCATCTTAAGTTTAAGACCAGGACTTTCAGGAAACTTTCTATTCTCCTTTCTTCTTATTTTCTTAGTAAATACCTTTGTACTAATTCCAGTAAACCTTCTCATATAACCTCTCCAATCAAACTTAGGTGCAACTATTTCTTCAATAGTAATAACTCCTTCTATTTCTCCTGGTATTCTTCCTCTCTTCTTTACTGTTTGTTCTTTAGCATCTGATAAAACTTTTTGTATTTGTTTATCAATTAGCTTTTTCTCAGCTTCACTAAGATCATCAAACTCTTCCCAGGTACCATGATCAGGGACATTCCCATTTTCTATATCATCTAGTAACTTATCCATAGGTTCATTACCACAAGTACCATTCTTATCCTTTTCTTGTTTAAGCTCTTGTAGTTTCTTATAATAGTATCTACAACCTGCTTTTTCATCAAGATCAAGATCTTCATAATCTTCTATCATGATACCACCTTTAGGTAACCAATCAGTATCAATATATTGATTGATTTCCATATCCATAGCCACATTAGCTAGTTTTTTATCACTAAATGAACCAAAACTTGTTAGGTGACCAAAAGCTATATGTAAGAGCTCATGTTTTAACAATCCAAGTTGATGTTCTTCACTTAGACTTGTCCAAAACTCTTCATTTATTGCTAACTGATAATTAATACCATTCTTACTTACACCTGCTGTGGGTAAATCTTGTCTCCATGTTTTGTTCAACATAATTAGAAAGAACCCATAATAGGGCTCTATTAACATCAATTCTTTTGCTATTTTGCTAAGACTTTGTACTTTATCCATTATTCTTTTATTTTAATTTGTATATCAAGTTTATCTGTTGGATACCCCATTCCATACAAATGATTAGAAAAATCATTAGTAAATAACTCTAGATATAGTTCTACTGATTCTTTACTACATTTATTGTTTACTAACTCATTAAATACTTTAGAGGAAGGTAGTCTATAGTCTGAACTTTTAAAAGGTAAAACATTTTTTATATATTTAAAACCTTTTTTACAATTTTCTTTCCATACTTGTGCTGGTGTTCTACCAAATTGATATAATACCAATAGCTCACCTAAATGTTCTTTCTTACTAAAGTTATTAAGACATGAAAAAGCTATTATAGAATTTTCTTTATCTTTAGAGAGTAACATGTTTAATATATTCCTTGTTTCTTCTTTGTTAAAATTCATTAGTCTTCAATTTTTAGTGTTTTTAACATCCATTCTGTGGGCTTGTTTATATTGTCCACCCATTCTTTTGCACTTGGAATATATCCATTGCAGTCTTCTTTTACATGTTGTTCACCAACATATCTTGTATATACTGTTTTACCATCTGAATTTATAAATGAGTTACCAAATACTTTTTCACATTCAAATATACCTTCACTATGGTGTCTAAACATTCTATGCTTACTGTGTCCTATCCAAGCTTTGGTTTCATCAAACCAATCATGAATAGGTTGGTAATCAGATAACTGACCACCCCATTTTTTAACTGATGATTTGCAATGTTGCATTGGATGTGCCATTAGTTTAAGCTTTTATTAATTAAATTACCATTATGATTATATGTTTCAGTTTCAGTAAAATAAATATTATTATTAATTGTATAGTTACCAGAAGGAATACTAATAAGTACTGTTCCATAACCACCTTCATTATTCCACCAATCTTCTATATTATCTAAGAGTTGTGAAGTAGCAAAGTCTTCTATATCTGAATAGAAAGATGTGCTAAGATCTCTTAAATTAAGAACATTTTCACTATACTGATCTAAGTTCTCTAAATCTTCAAGACTTGTTACTTTTTCTGTTGTATATATAATTTCATCAACTGCACCTGAATCTCCTCCACCTGAGTAGATTACTTTAATTCCTGTCACACCAAGGTCAGCCAACTGTAATAGAAGGCCTGTCATATCATTTTCTGTCATAATTATTGTTTTTTAAATGGACCATAGAAACGGCCCAAGATATTACCATTTAAGAAATCATCCCTTTCTAATACTTCTCTGGTAAACTGAAACTTAACTTCAAAATAAGTAAGTTCTGTTTTAGAGAAACATATACGGACCATATATCTTCTTATTTCAATTCCAGCTTTGTGAGCTTCTTGTAAAGTTTTATTACTGCTATAGTAGTTCTCATAGCTTTCTTTTTTAACAACAGTATATTTTTTGGTTCTTTTATCAGTTACTTGAGCCAAAGCTCTTTTACCAAATCTCTTCTTTACAGTAGAATAAAAGTTTTTCTTTCCAATATACTTAACAAGTTTACCATCAATAGTAGCTTGCATCTCATATACAAACCCTTCTGCATTTTCAGGTATCATTGAATTATTAAACTTTTCTCCTTGATATAACCAACTCATTGTAGTACATTTCTTAATAAAGGTAGTAATTCTTTTTTTACAGTTTCAATTCCATAAACTTTAACAGCATCAGATAAATCCTTTTCCATGTTTAAAACTACATAATTAAAACCATATTTAGATTTATATCTTTCAGCAGCTTTAATTCCAGGCTCATCATTGTCAAAAAGTAAACAAATCTGTTTATATTTAGAACTTATAGAACTCATAATATTTTCTGGAATCATAGTGTTCTCACTGTCTGGTGCAATAGCTTCAGAATTAATAAACTTTAACTTATTATATGCCATTAAATCTTTAAGAGATGAAGTAATAACAAGATATGGTTTATCATATGTAAGCTGTTCAGAACCTTGAATGTAATCTCTTACTTTAATAAATTTACTGTCTTTTACTTTAGGTTGGTATATTTTATAAAGAGAACCATCTTCTTTAAAGTAACCATAGATATAATTACCTTTGATAGTTATACTAGACAAAACTTCATTATCATCTGTCTTTTGCATAATATAATATTCTAATGGACTAACATTATATTTCTCTAATAACTTAGAACCAATCTTATATCCCATCCAATAGGTTTGATCAAGAGTATTCCAGTGCCTAATTTCAAAAAATTAGGCACTGGAATA